AATAACGCGAGAAGCGGGCATAAGCCTCGGCGGTTGCTAGTAATTCAGGTCGTACCAGCCGGATTGGAGTTTGAGCATGAAGCTGCCCATTAAGCCTGAGCCGTTGGCCCTAAGAGTGTGTCGTAGTATCCTCCGCGTTAGGGTATGGTGCTCGAGCTGTGTCCCGGTGAGAGTCTCGCAAGCACCAGCCAAATTCAGGGATAGTCTGGTGCAGTGTTCAGCATAGGAGTTGGCACATGTGCCAAGATCGCCGCGGCGCAAGCGAAAGAGGACTCGTTGGAGGAGGAGTGTCGGGTCGGAGAAGCTGCCGCAAGGGAGGTTAACTGTACCGCAGAAGGTGGGGTAACCAGTGTGTACCCCTTTCGATTTCAGCCTATAGGCGTGCTTCAAGCGCTTGTACCCGGCTCTTTCGACTACCAACTCGTTGTGGCAAGAGTCATCTCCGGAGAAGGCCCTGGCGACTGGGCGGCAGCTGCTGGGCGTTAAGTCATGTTTGACTGCCTCAAATGCCATGTTGTCTAGCGTGTTGAACACCCAGGTGGGTTTAAATCCAGAGGCTATGAAGACTCCCATTTCACCGATCATGCTGTGGAGGTGGGTGACCCACTCAACGTAGCTGTCAATCAGGTGTTGGGGTAATTGCAGGGCCAGCATCAAATAGACCTGGAACGCCAGGAAATCCTCATTTTGTGTGCCATCGAAAGCGACAAAGTCGTCCTCGTAGCATTGCCTGGTCCAGTCCCAGAACCTCTGGAACCAGCCCTCCTGGTCGGTCAGGGTTAAACCGTTAAGCAGCATGATGTGTTCCGGCAAGGCTGTCCTGATGGCCCGATAGATGTATCTCGACATTCCCCCGAAGCGGGCATTGATCAGGGTCTGGAACCCAGTGATCATCTGGCCCTTTTTCGCCTTGGCGAAAGCAGTCCCCGGTTTAGTTACCTGCTGGCCCTTGAGGAAAACCTCTGCTTTGCCGGGAGATAGGCTGGGGTCACTGCGGTAGGCGATGTTCCTGAGAGCTTTTGGGCCTTTGTCCAGGTACGAGTCCAGGTCCTCATCCATGCATTCATCATAGATGTCTTGGTTGAAGGTGGGGTACTGTGGGCAGTATACGTGGTTGAAAGCTGAAAAGAGCGCGTGCCCTCCACCCAGGTAGTGTGGCA